TACATCAACACTATCAGCAATTAGACTTTTATAGTTATCCTCAAACATTAATGGACTTTTATCAACACTACCAAACACCATTGGGATAGGTTTATTTCTATGTCTTGCTGCAATATCCTGTGTTGTAGGCATTTTGTTTATAGGTAAATCTTCATGTAAAGACTTTTGACTACTATCCTCTACTACAATTTTAACTTTTTCCTCTGTGTGTTCATATCTTCTAACTACACCTTTGTAGATCTGAAATGGAACATTAGATTGTGAAACATAGTATATATTTACTTCAGTATTTATAAGTGAGCCTATAACAAGTTCTGAAAATCTTTGCCCTTCATACTCATAATTAGTTATATCTAAATTAATAGAACTAATTTTATAGTTTCTTTTTTCTAAATCAATAGATTCTTTTAGTGATGGAATGTTTAATAATAATGGTTTATAAAACTTGTCATTTAAGCTGTAAGCATTAGTTGATATATAAATATCACCTATTTCTACAATAGGAAATAAATTAGTATTTCTACCTAAATCTTTTCTAAACTCGCTAGGTAATACTAAAGCCATTATATATTACCTTTATACAGCAAGTCGTTCTCCTCTACGAAGTGCTTCATTTATTGCAGGTATTATTGAATCAACAACTGTATCATCTACAAGTGGTGCAGATACATTTACTGTTATTGCACCCACTCCCTGTGGACCATCAATGTTCGGACCTTCTAGGGGAGTGATTTGAACAGATTCTGCCCCTGCCTCACCTGCTAAAATCATTGTTGGCTTTGTTACAACCTCATCCATGCCTGTTGCAGCAGTTTTAAAATCCTTCATAGAATTTTTAATTTGCATAACATTTGCTAAAGCCTGTGTACCAACTGTAGCAGCCATTAATACATTTGTAGGAAACAATAATAATGGATCTGCCAGTATTTTATTTATTGTTCTATATGCATCCACAGTTGCAGCAGCTGCTTGTATTCCTGCAGCTATTTTTGCACCCCCTGCAAATTGTTTTAATGCACTCGCTGAAGCTTTAGCCAAATCTATTTCAGCATCTTGTCTATCTTCTTTAGCTTTTTTTATAGCTTCATCAATACTTGGCTGTTTTGTATCTATTTTTTGAGCAATTTCTTTTAGAAAATTCAATCTTCCTAAATTTGCAATATGCTTTTCTTGAAGTGATAATTTTTTTTCTGTTTCTTCGTTACCTCTAATGTCCATTTCAAGTATAAGTTCTTGCAAGTTAAAAAAAGTGTTTAATCCATCTGTAGGAAACATTACTTCTTGCAACTGCTGTTTTAATAGATTTATTTTAAATGTAAGTTCATCTATTCCCTCTTGTGTTTCCTCTGTATTACCAAATCTTGACATGGGTCTATCTAAAATATTTAATTCTCTTTCAAGTTTAGTTAACTCAAAAGATAATCTTTCAATATTTTCACTTTCTTGTATTTCGCCAATTTCTAACTTTCTTAAACTATCTAAATATCCATCTACTGCTTCTGATGCTCCCTTAAAAAATTGTGCTGACCTAATAACAGCAGGTTCTAATAGTTTACCCATGGTTTCTGCTGCATCTCCTGCTGCATTTCCTGCCTGTGATAATGCTCCTGCCATTGTTTCTGCTTGTGCAGTTGCTTGTCCACCAAATGTTTCAGCTATATTTTCTGTTAAAGTATTTAATCTTTCAGTTGACCCTACAGCACCTGTTACCTCAATTCCATATCTTGACATAGCATTAGTAGAAGATCCTAATGTTTTAGCAACAAGATCAGCAGCCGAAAACAAATCCATACCTTTAGCAGCTGCTAAATCTAACGTGGCTTCAGTTGCTTTCTTAATGGCTTCTTCATCATCGGTAAATGCTGCTATAAGTGCTTGTGCTTGAATTATATTTTCATCACCAAATGTTGTTACTTGTTGCAATGCAGATGCTTGATTTAATAATGATTGCGATGTCCTACCAAGAGCAGTTTCTAACTGTTTTTCTGCTTTCTCTTGCTCACCATACAGTCTTACTGATTTAGTCAATGCTGCCCCTACACCACCAAATGCAAATGAAACTAATAATAAATTATTTCTTAAAGCACCCATACTTCTACGAAGCCCTGCTGTTGCAATTCTCATCCTACCTAAATTGCCTTCTGACCCTTTAGCCTTGTCGCCTACATCTTTTACATTCGATGCTGTCTGCTTTAATTGTGCATTAGCTTTTCTATTCTCTACTAGGAGTTTAATTTTTAATTGGTTATCGGTCATTTTTCATTTTCTCCGTTAATTTTCTCTCTCTAATAGCGAGTGCTTGTTTAATAATATAATATTTATCAATCCATATTGAAGGTGTTTCATTATAGCTACCAGGGTATGGTGGTGTATTTGTTTCATTGCAATACACATACATTGATATATCTTCTTGGCTGTTTGCATTTATTATATTATTAACACAACAAAAAAAAGGAAGTTGCTCATATATATTATTTAATGTAGTGAACGAACTCCCTTTCTTTATTTTGTCATCGGACTCCTCTTTAAGTTTTTTTATATATGCCCATATATCATCAATTTTGTTAATTGTGATTGACTTATTTATTTCCCCACTTAATATACTTCGAAATGTATAAGGAAATTCATGCCAATTACAACCCTCGCACTCTCTATCTATTAATACATTTAATCCGAGGACGAGGGATTGGTGGGGTTTACAATCTGCGATTCCTTAATTAATTCAGCAAGTTCATGTTGTTCTTTGTCATCAAGTTGCATTATTATATCATCTGGAACAACCTCACCATTTTTTGCAACCCAATCGCCAAGACCACCACATCCCTTATCTATCCATGCATCTTGAACTTTATTTAAACCATGATACCCCATTGAGCCATCTGGATATAATCTCTGACTCCCAAGATCTTTTATGTTTCTTATTTCAACACGAGAAAGTTTACGAATAACAACTTTTTTCCCTGTTGAGAGTGTTTTTTCGGTCATGCTTTTAACCCTTTATATTAAGTAAGCTTTATAACAGCTAAATTACCACCACCATCCTCACTACTTGTAGCTGTAAAATCTACAGTTTGAAATACTCCTTCTTCAGCCATATCATATGAAACATTTGAAACTAAAGCAGTTGGAATACTAAAATCAATACTTGATCCATCCCCTAAAGCAATAGCACATTCTGCATTTGCTTTCCAAAATGTATCTTCATTAATTTGTTGTAATGAGTCTGCTTTCATTGTCATTGATCCTGTGATAGAAAAAGCACCTGATCTTACATATCCATCAGTTTCCCCTGATGATCCTTGATACCCAACTCTACTAGCAGGATTAGATATAGTTAAAGAAAAAGATCTAACTACTGCTGCATCTCCACCTACAGTAGATGTAGTGCAATCAAACAATCCTTTAGCATAGTCAGAAGCAGATGTATCTGCTGAAACACTATTATTTTCAATTATTGGCTTATATCCTGACATAAATTGTCCTGATGCCCTTAATCTACCACCATCTGTTCCTGCATCCATTGAAAGTGTTAAATTCTGTAATATTGCACTATGCATATAATGATCCCTTGTAGATAAAGGATTTTGTATTATTATAAATGCACATTTATCCTCATCAGAGTCATCTCCATGAGCATAGGTTGCAGGAGATATTGTGTCATCATAGTTAATAGCAGTTGTTATAGTGTCTGCATGAAGTGGATGCATTAAATGTAATAAATTTTGGATACCCTTCTCATTGTCTACTACCCAATCAAAATCCCATGTCCATACACCTGAACCATAGTGATTTATTATATCTTCTGTTCTCAATGTTCGACTACCAGACCTTGCAACTTCTGATCTTTGATATGCTGCTGAATAGTCTATCATGTTAACAGGTGAATCAACTCTCATTAAAACTTTGCTACCAGAAACAGCATTTGCATCCTGTGTTACTGCCCCTATAGCCCCTGCTGAAGAACCTGCATTGTTATCGGCTATGCCAACAATACAGCTAAACTCTCTTCCTGAATATGCTTGTGCCATAATTTACTCCTTTGTTATAATATTATTATTTAACCAACTCTTAACTTTTTTATTACTTTTATTAAGAGATACTGACTTGCCTTTGCTTAAATTGTCATATTCTGGAAATGAATTATTATACATAGAAGCAAACCTTTCAGGGTCAGTAGCCTTATATTTTATTGTTGTTTTTTTAGCCATACAATACCTCTTAATTTATTAATTTTCTCTCATAATTTTGCAATTAAATACAAATTTAGCTGTATTTAATCCTTCTATTTCCTCTTCCTCTCCTACAAATTCATTTACCACAAAACCTTCGCACACACCATCAATCCATGTATATGTAGAAGAATCTATAGTTGTGCTTTTTGATTTATTGTTAAAAAGTAATTGATAAATTCTTTCTGCATCATTATAAAATTGCTTATAAAATGCCTCTCCTGGCTTTTTTTCCATCTCATACAAAGCTATTTCAACATTATACTGTTGCTGCCAAGCAGAAGATAAATACTCTGTTGTTTCTGATTCTAATCCCCAAATACGAATACTAAAAGGATCTTTGTGCATAATCTCTGGAGCAATATATATTTTTCCATATTTATATTCAGATATAAAAATATCCCTTAATGGGTCTAAACAATAATCATAAAATATGTTGTCGTAAGATATAGCCATTATCTCCTCGTCATAGTTACTGAGCCTATAGAAGACATATCTGCATCTATTGATGAAGAATGCACTTCTATTTCATATTCATCGTTTGCATTAGTTACAGCAGAAGAAACATCATCACCACTAAATCTAATATATAAACCTGATGTTACATGGTCATAATCGCCTGTTATCTTCTCTTCTGTTATAACTTGTTCATTTTTTAATGTGTCACTATCTTTCACCCATACCGAATAAGTAGATGTTCCTATAACCCCACCTGTAATTACTTTTAATTTTATAAGATCATACCCAGGAACATTGTAATTACCTTTTAATTCTACAGGTCGAAGGTCAGATCCTCCATTTACTGAAACTTCCCTTATAACACCTTTTGATGAATCAGATGTAACTGAATGTGGTAAAACAATAGATCCACTCTTTAAGCCATCAATTATTTCGTCTAATTCGTTTTTAAATGGTTCTATGATTTCATTATTAGGATCATGTGATTTTAATAATAATATAACTGTTTGCAAGGCTGTAGCATGAACAATTATTTCTGGATAATTGCCTTCTCTATCTTTCATAACCTCTCTAGACATTCTATTATCTAAATGTGATTCAATTAATCTTGATGCTTTTCTTCTAAATCTTGTTTTTATAGTAGCCCAATCATCTCCTGCTTCCATAACTCTTGCATTTGGTGCTGTTGCACTATCATAATAATAAACTGTATCCAAATTTGAATCATAATACCATTCACCATTAGCATCAACTACACCACTATTTGCCTCTGCGTCACCCAAGTCCTCTCCATCTGCAAATAAAAGTGTAACCAATCCTGAATTTCTAACAAGATACAAATGTGATGTTCCTGTTGTTTGCCAATTATATAGCCTTCTTTTTAAATCATATTCAGCTATATGAGGATAAACATCCTGGAGATCCCTATCTGTGCAATACTCTATAGTGCTAGTTACAGCCATTAATACCTCCTACCATTTTTTGCAAGACCAATATCTTGCTGTTGTCTTATCTTTAGCAGTTGCACACTTGTGCCTTGCCCTAAATGATGCTCTTGCTGTTGGATTAGATTTCCTAATTTTCATATTAGGATCACCAAACATAACCTTTTTTACTTTTGAGCCATCTTTTACAAAAACCTTAAACTTTTTACGACCATATCCTGCCTGACCTTTTGTAATCCGACTTGGCTTATTTAATCTAACTGATCTGCCTTGATATTTAGCCATTTCAGCGTTTTTTCCTTGTCATTTTCTTTTTAGGTCTTCCTACTTTTTTTCCGTATGTTCCTTTTCCTTTAGGCATAATATTCTCCTTTAGCTAAATACATAAGCTCCTATTGTTGTTGTTATTTTATCATTTGTACTTCTACCAAATATGTTTGCAATAGCATTGTCCTTGCCATTTACTGTTGATGCTTTTATACCACCTGAGAAAGCAGAGTCATAAGCAGCATTTATTACAAATTGTGCATTAGGTAGTGATGGAATAGTCCATTCTATTGCACCTGTTTTATATACTACAGTTCCAACTTCATTACCTTGATATATTAGCTTACCTTGACCATTGTCATACATAAAGACATCTATATTAGGATATGTAGCACCTGAATTAGTATCAATTATTGTATCATCAGGCAGCTTTGCTTCAACAGGTGCATTCATTACTGCATCATCAGGGAATATACCTGCACTACCACTTAATAAGTTTGTTCCACTACCTGCATCTTCTAATAATATTTTAGAACCATTTGTTCCATCGTGAGGTGCTAAGTGACTATTAGAAGTAAATCTTAATCTTCCATTTACTATTGATACTGTACAAGACATCCCATATAAAGCATTGCCTGTAGTTTGTGTTGCTGTATTTATAGCAGTTTGTATTTTATTAATCACTCCATTTGTTCCACCAAAATTAGTATTAGAGCTATCAGTAGTAAAGCTAATAGTAGCAGCACTTGAATCATCTATTGTAATATTAAAAGCATAGGCAGTTGAAGCAGTTAGTTTACTATCAGTAGAACCTGTAATCATTATGTTAGTTGCTGTTCCACCAAAACTAATTTCTTGGTATGCACTTTCATAAAACTTAATAGCAACAGAGCCTTGAACTAAGCCTTGTGCTGCATCATTAGCAGCAAGACTTCTGCCCTTACCAAAGAAATTTCTTGATTTCCATCTTCCTTTGCCATCTGTTTGAACAAGCTGTGAACTTCCATGCAATCTTCTATCGTGGTCATAATATTCATTAAATATTGGAAAATGAACATTAGCACCACTTACTGCACCATTAGTACTATCTGTTTGACTATCTTTGTCTGCTTTAGATGTTCCAAATAATGCTCTTGTTACTACTAATGTTCCTGCGCCATCTTGATCATCACCACCATCATCTATTGTTATTGAGGTTACTTCCATTACCTCTATTCTTGTAGCAGTTGTAGCATTTATACCAACTTGAACTAAATCACCCACTTCAAATGGTGCTATATCTGCTACTTGTAATGCAGTTTCACTATCTTCCAATGCACCATCAAGATTTACACCTGTATCTACATATAAATTGGCATCAGGAACAGCATTGTCTAAAGTTGCACCATTACCTGCAGAGTTTGCAGTTGTTCCAAAATCTATATAACTTAAATTGGGTAGTATAATATATTCATTAGGATGTAATAAAAAGTGTATTTTTTGACCATCATTGCCTACTGTATCAGGAGATGCATGTGACCATTCTGTCATATAGTAATATAATTCTGCTGTTACTTCACCCTCATTACATAAAAGTAAAAATTTACAATCCTTAAATGAACCTGCAGGAAATGAACTATCTGTATCAAAGTTAATTATCTGCACACCTAAATCTACAGCAGATATAGTTTTTTTAAGAACTGAAGATTCTTGATACTCTCTTTGCAAGTTTTTGATTATTTCTTTACCATCATAATTAACATTTATTGATGCTGTTAAATTTGTTCCTGCTCTTTTTTTGTATGTTGCCATTTTATCCCCTTACCTTAAATGATATTTAATTGTTGCTGATATTGTAAAATCAGAATTGTTTGTATCTGATGCAAAACAAAATAAAACTAATTTACCTGCATTAATATTTGACGAACTTATAGACATTGAATTATAATATATTTGCTCATAACCTGCATTTGTAATATTTGAACTACTTGCTATAAGTGTTCCATTTGATAAATCCCCACCTGTAGAACCATTATCTGTGTCTATATCATAAGCCATAACTGATGCCTTTGTTACATCTCCTGTAGCAGCATCTGCACTATGTAGCCAATGAACTGCATCTACTGTTATATTATCAGGAACATACCAATAATGTTGTAATGCTTGATGTGCAGTTGTAGATATTGTTAATGATGATGCAGGGTTAGTATCTCCAAATGATGAAGTATTAGCTGTTCCCATAGTTAAAGTTGCACCTGAACTAATCTCATAATTTGTTACAAATGGAACGGCATACCAAGTATCTACACCATATCCTGATGAAGAAACATTTGTAACTCCAAAATGAACATATTGTGTATTTAGTGCATATTGTGAAGCACCCATTAATACTTTAGAATTAGTTGTATCTACTGACAATATACTATTACCTGCTTGATTAGCAACTACGAATGTTCCAGTTGTATCATCATTTTGTGGCTGAACTTTTAACACATCATCACTTAGTGATACTGCTGTATTTACTCCATCACCTGTTTGTAAATTTCTTGTACTAGAATCAACACCTGTATTACTGCTCTGATTTATCTGTAGTATTCGTTTGAAAAAATTACTAAAGCTATTTCCCTGAAATGTAGGCATTATTTCATCTCCTCAAATGCTTTTAGTTTTCCAATTTCTTGATGATATATTTCTTTTATTTGCTCAATCCTTGTTTTACATTCTGCAATCTTTTCATCAAGTGTTTGTTTTTTAACTACTCCATTTTCTTTTTGTTTTATTGCTGTTTTTTCCATTAAAAATTACTCCCAAAAAAGTTTGCATTATGTGTTACTGCTGTTGCAGTTCCTGCTGTATAGTCTATATATGAATCTCTACTTGTTCCTGTATAATTTGATAAATATACTCCACTTGTAACTAAACCTGAAGGTTCTATATCTAAATAATCATAATCATAATTCACTACTACAATTTTAAATGTATCAAGTGAAGCCATATCACTTAAAGCATCAGAATTTAATGTAAAATCATTGTATCCACTTGTACTCCAAGTAGATACCTCATTTGAATACTCTACAACTGAAGTTGATGCAAATGTTCCTGCACCTGAACCATCTGAATTTCCAAGAGGAGTTTCACCATTTGTTATAGAGCTATAATCTAAAACACTTCCTCCTGTTGTTGCTTCTCCATCGTGAAACATATAATCAGACTTTAGTGCAATTACATCTGATGATGATGTACTAAAGCCATATATTTTAAAAGTAGCACTTGATGGTGCTACACTAATTCCTGATGTATCAAAACTCCAAAATGTTCTTGATATAACATAAGATGTTCCACCACCTCTACCTGAAGCTCGTTGCGATCTATGAGCAGCACTTATACCACTAACACTACCTGTTGAAAAAGTAGCATTACCACCTACTGCTGCACTTCTACAGGCTGCCCAACTTGTAGTATTGACAAGTTGAACATAACCATCAGACCCTGCAGTTACATAGATATTAGGCATTATGCTACCACCTTTGGTATATAATAAGTAGTTTCATTAAAATATAAATTACTATCAGGACTTACAGATATTTGTTCAAAACTAATATTGTCAAAATTATGTTCGTTTCTTTCCTCTGAATAATTATTCCAATAAGTTACTTTTGCATTTGACTTGCCTTTAGATGCTATAAATGATTTAAAATTATTCCAATTTTCATCTGCAAATGTATCTAAAAATATTCCATCATAAGTAGATAAGCCATTAACACTATTCCAATCACCTTCTATAATAGTTACATTAGATTTACCACTTGCCCAAGTATTTAATCTTGATATTATTTGTGGATGTATCTCTACTATTGTATGAGAATTAACACCCTGTGATTGTATATAATCTGAACATATACCCATTCCAAATCCTATTTCTAAAATATCTCCTTTACTTTGACAAATATATTCTGCACTCTTTTGCATAATTGGTGCTTCCCAATTCATCATAACTTCTATATCTGTAGAACTATCTATTATTTTTGTATCACTAAAGGTTAATGTATTATCTTTAAAAGCCATTAGAACTGAAAATCCAAACTTGCTACACCATAAGCAATTTGATTGTCTGCATCATAAAAAAAAGAAATAATATCAACGTGATTAGCATCTGTTGTTAAAGTTGGATTGCTACCACCTGCAAATTTAACTGTTGCACTTCCACTTGCTGCATCTGAGTTAACTACATCCCACACTTTATAATTAGTAACTGTTCTACTCCCTGTTCCATCTTGCTTTAATAATAAAGTAAAATTCCCTGATGTTTTAGGAAATATTAAGTTTAAATCTGTTATATTACCACTACCAAAGGTAACGAACTGCTTATTTCCTGTTATAAAACTAACATCTGTATCACTAGCATTATATGTAGGTGTGACTAAGTCAAAACCTACTCCACAACCATCAAATTCAACGTGTCCATCTGCAACAACACTTAAATGAGCATCAGCACCAGCATCATCCACAGTTTCAATAGTTGAAGCACCATTTGCTTCACACTTTATCTTAAAGTAATCAACCAGACTTGCACCTGCATTTTCTGCTAACAGGAAAATTGATGCACCATGATGTGCTGATAAAGAGCCAAATGTTGTCCCTGATTGTTTTAATAAAATTCCTGAAAAATCATCATCTGTTAGTCCTGCATCTAAGTTTAATTCACCATCAGAATCAAGTGTTAAATGACCATCAGCAGCATCACTTATAGTTTCTAAAGTAGTAGCACCTGTTCCACCTACTACTGTTATTTTAAAAGCATCATCAGTATCACCTGCATCTCTAAAATGAATTATACCTGAATGTGCATCAAGAATAATATCACCATCTGCATCTAAGGTTAAATGTGCTAAAGCAGCATCAGCATCAGTAGTAGATAAACCTGTAGCACCATTTGTTGTTACATATAAGGTAGCTGAATCAGCTTGATTTGTAGCATCAAATAAAGACATATATCCTGAAGTTACTGCAAACTGAACCATAGTAACACCTGCATTTGTATTTAGTTTAACATCTGCACCTGTTGGAGTTAAGGTTATATCACCATTAGTTGCTGATATATCTAAATCACCAACACTAGTACGAGTTATAGAATCAGCTACTATATCACCAAAAGATGAACCTGTAATATTACCTACAACTTTTAAATCTCCTCCAACCTTTAGTTTTTCTTCAACCTCTAAATCACCTGTTGCCCTTATATCTGTTTTAGATAATTCAAGAGGTGAAAGCACATCACCTATTTGAACTAAACGTAAGTTTTCATCTAATTGCAAGTCATCTAATATATGAAGTGTATCAGCCAACTTTTTTCTCCAATGCTGTAATTCTATCATCAAATGGTTGCATAGGATGTGAATCTTTACCTAAATCAATCACTATTTTTTCCAATGCTTCAATTTTTAATAAATTATTTCTGTCATTCTCCTGTAAAGTTTCTACCTGTTTTGATAATTTAATCAAATCTACTTTATCCAATTTAAATACCTTACATAAGTGATCAGACACTTTAGGCAATATCATTTTTAATATAACAGGTGCAAATTGATGAATCATTTTTTACCCATATCCTCAATTACATCTTTAACTGCCGATAAAACACCCTCTGCTAATGCTATTTCGTCAGATTCTTTCACAAAGGGTATATCTACCTTTGAAGCTATTTTAGTGGCTAATTCCTTCTTATTTTGCTCTAATTGACCTATTACCATATTAATAGCCATTTTTTTTATTGCATCTACTAGTGCTTTCATCTATTTACCTTTCATTGTTAAATCTATATACACTTTTAAATCACTTTTTATTTCACTACACCATTTTTTAATCTTTTCTGTATCATCTCTCTCTTGGTCAAAACGAAGGTGCATCTCTTTTTTTATTTCATCTAATTCTTTTAATAAATGATCGTGACGTTTTGAAAAATGACCCAAAGTGCTTTCTACCTTGTCCTTTAATATATATCGCATCACCCAAGCCAACATTCCCATAGATGCTACTGCAATAGCAACAGGAAAGCCTAATTCTTGTATTAAAGTAACTATCTCTTGGCTCATTTGTTATACATTTGCCTTTTAAAGTATTCCATATCATCTTCCATATTACTAATTCTTGCATCCATTACTCTAATTAGTTCATCTTGTCTTACATCAGAAGGTATTGAAATACTATTCCCTCCAAAAGCAATATTAGAATCTGTGCTTTGTCT